AGGCTATCAAAAACGTTGGATTGCTGACGATAGCCAACTCAAAATCGCCGAGAAAACCCGCCGTTGCGGTTTGACATGGGCAGAAGCAGCGGATAATGCTTTGATTGCAAGTACACGTAAATCTGACGGCGGTTCAGATGTCTTTTACATCGGGTCGAACAAAGAGATGGCGCGAGAGTATATTGATGCTGTAGCGATGTGGGCAAAAGCTTTTAACTATGCTGCAGGAGAAATACAAGAAGAGGTTTTTGAGGACGAAGACAAAGATATTCTCACTTATGTGATTTATTTTGCATCTGGCTTTAAAGTCAAAGCCTTGTCTTCCAATCCGAAAAACTTACGTGGTATGCAAGGGGTTGTGGTGATTGATGAAGCGGCCTTCCACGAATACCTTGCAGAAGTATTGAAAGCGGCTCTTGCTCTCACTATGTGGGGGGCAAAAGTCCGCGTCATCTCAACACACAACGGTGCAGATAATCTTTTTAATGAATTAATCATTGATAGTCGCGCAGGGCGTAAACGCTACTCGGTACATACGGTTACAATTGAAGATGCCTGCAATGATGGCTTGTATCAGCGAATTTGCCAAGTCACAAAACAAGTTTGGTCTGCTGAGAAAGAAAAAGAGTGGATAGATAACTTACTCAATGATACAGCTAGTGAAGAAGACGCACTTGAAGAGTATTTCTGTGTGCCAAAGAATGGTTCAGGTACATGGCTATCACGTGCATTAATTGAACGCCAAATGAGCGAAGTAACTCCTATTATCCGCTTGGAAGCTAACGCTGACTTTGGTTTAACGCCTGAATATAAACGTTACAAAGAAATCAATGACTGGTGTGAAAAAGAACTTGCCCCTGCATTAGCTACGCTTGAACCGAATTTACTCCATTTCTTGGGAGAGGACTTTGCGCGAAGTGGCGACCGCACATCGTTTGTGGTACTGGCACAGCAACAAAACCTTGTGAAAAGCGTCCGACTGATTGTTGAGCTAGGCAATATGCCCTACAAGCAGCAAGAGCAGATTGTGCTTTACATTCTACAGCGGTTGCCACTCTTTTCAGGTGCCGCATTTGACGCCCGAGGAAATGGTGGCTATCTAGCTGAATCGGCCAAAGATAGCTACGGTATGTTGATTGATTGCGTGCAACTTAGCGAAAAATGGTATCGGGAAAATACGGCTCAATTTAAAGCAGCGTTAGAAGATGGTGAATTACAAGATATTCCGAAAGATGCGGATATTCTAGCTGATTTGCGTTCGTTCCAAATAGTAAAAGGCGTGCCAAGAACTCCAGAAAAACGCACTAAAAGCACTGATGGAAAAACAAAACGTCATGGGGACACAGCTATTGCATTATTGTTAGCGCATTATGCAAGCCGACAACTAGTAAAATTACCCGTCAAAGCCTACAGCCGAAAACCAAGAACAAGCCTAAAAATGACACAAGGATATTAATATGGCGAAGAAATTTGATTTAGTAAAAGAAATAGCTGTGCGTTCTCACGCCATTGATTATTTCAGCATGGGGCAATACCTCCCTAATCCTGACCCAGTTTTAAAGAAAATGGGGCGTGATATTTCTGCTTATCGTGAAGTCTTGTCAGATAGTCACGTAGCAGGTTGTGTCCGACGTCGTAAAGCGGCTATCAAAGGCTTGGAGTGGCGAATCACACCGACAGGCAATGACAAAACCGACGAAGTCCTGACCGAACTTTTTGAGCGTCTTCCCCTACCTCAAATTATTACTGAAATGTTAGATGCCGCTTTGTTTGGTTATCAAGTGCTCGAAGTGATGTGGGAAAACCAAAATGGCTTGTGGTTGCCTATGGAAGTTATTGGTAAGCCACAAGAATGGTTTGTCTTTGATGAGCAGAATCAACTGATGTTACGAGATAAAGAAAACCGTAACGGCAAACTCGTTCCCGAAAAAAAGTTTTTGCTGACAACCCAAGAGGCAAATTATACCAACCCTTACGGAAGACCCGATCTCGCTTTGTGCTTTTGGGCTGCCACCTTTAAGCGTGGCGGCTTTAAGTTTTGGTTAGAGTTTACTGAAAAATACGGTTCGCCTTGGTTGGTCGGTAAACATCCTCGACAAGCACAAACACACGAAATCGAAGATTTGTTAGATAGTCTTGAACAAATGATTGGTACTGCTGTTGCTGCAATCCCTGATGATAGCTCCATTTCAATGCTAGAAAGTGCAAGCAAAGGCGGCTCTTCACAGGTCTTTGATGAATTTTTGAAATATTGTAAGTCTGAAATTGCCATTGCTTTGCTAGGGCAAAATCAAACCACCGAACAAGAAAGTAATCGTGCGTCAGCTACCGCTGGGCTTGAAGTGACAAAAGAAATCCGCAATGAAGATATTACCCTAGTTGAAAGTGGTTTTAATCAGTTATTGAGTTGGATTTGTGAACTCAATTTCAATGTTGACACCTTGCCTAAATTTGAGCTGTATGAGCAAGAAAGCATTGATAAAGTTCAAGTAGAACGCGACCAAATTTTATCTCAAATGGGTGTGAAATTTACCGCTCAATATCTTCACCGCACCTATGGTTTTGAAGATGGTGATATTGAATTAATCAACAATAACACCGAAAAAACCGCAGAGTTTAATGAGCCCACGTTGCCACCGAATATCGCAGATGGGATCGTTGAACAGTTAGAAGTAGAGGGTGAGCTTTATGTAGAAGAATGGATGCAGAATATTAAAGATAGATTGAGTCAAGCCGAGAGTTTGGAAGATTTTCGCAATCAGCTTGACAGTCTCATTCCTGAGTTAAATTTTGCTGAATACGGTGAGTTGATGGCTTGGGCAAGTACTACAGCATTTTTAGCAGGTCGCCAATCTGTTGTGGAAGAAAAATAAATGAGTAAGTTTACATTTCAAGAGCAATCTCGTTACTTTGAGAAAAAACTCAATTTAAAAACCAATAGTTATTTAGATATTGTGGGTGAGGAGCACGACTATTTTTTCGTTGTTGCGGGCGCAAATCGTAATGAAGTTATCAATGCATTTCGTGAGGCAGTAGATCAAGCAATTCATCATGGGGAAACATTAGAAAGTTTCCGTCAGCGATTTGATGAGATTGTCGAAAAAACAGGTTGGGATTATAACGGCGGAAGAAATTGGCGAACACGTATTATTTACGACACAAATGTTTATAGCGCATATAACCGAGGGCGCTTACAACAACATTTAGACTTAGCAGATGTTATGCCCTACTGGGAATATCAACATAACGATAACAGTCACCCTCGTCCAGAACACGTTGTCTTGGATGGCACAATCCGTCCAGCGACAGATCCATTTTGGAAATACTATTACCCAATCAAAGCATATGGTTGTCATTGCACAGTCATTGCCCATGATGAGCATGATTTAAAAGCAATGGGGAAACAAGTTAGCCCTCCCGTTGAGATTGAATATGAAGATAAATTAGTCGGTGTTCGTTCAGGCTCTCCGCGTTTAGTCACACTCCCCAAAGGCTATGATGTTGGATTTGCACCTTATAATTTTGATAATTTGACCTCAAACAGAAATGTTGAGATTGATAGCATTTTGTTTCAAAAACTCACAACAGCAGAACCTCGCTTTGCCAGTTTATTAATTCAAGATGTGATGAAAAATACGGCAACGGTTGCATTATTAAATCACTCAATGAAAGAGATGATAGAAACGGTATCTAATGAAAAAATCGCAAGAGGAAAAATGAAGTACGTTGGGGTCATTCATGACGAAGTGATTGGTAAGCTAACTGCAATGGATAAAGCCCCTCAAACCGCGGTGATAGCAGTGCGAGATGAAGACATTCTACACGCTCTGCGAGAGAGTAAACAAGCAAAAGGGATTAACTTGCCTGTTGAATTTTGGCAACAGTTACCCGAAAAGCTACGCCATCCAAAAGCCATTTTATTAGATGAACAACACAAGCAACCAACACTTTTGTTCGTATATGAAACAGAACAAGGCAAAGTAGCAGTAAAAATGGACTACGAAATCAAACTAAAAGATGTATTAACTAACAAAAAACTACCGCATAAATTAAATATGATACGTACTGCAAGTGCAATTAAAAGCGATGTAGAATGGAGAGACTTTAAAAAAAGTTATGCATTATTATGGGGAGAGCTTGATTAAGCGGTGGTTTGCCTGATTCGAACAGGATAATGACGGATGTAGCATTGCCGCCAACCTTTCCAGTAGGAAACCCCCACCGCACTTTCACTATACGCCTAAACAATTTTTTAATCAACAAGGAAAAGCCTGTGCTTAAAATTGATATTAATGACCAGCAAGTTGGGATTAAGCTACAACAGATTGCAATACAACTACAGCACCCTCGCAAGCTTTATGGTGTGTTAGGTGAAACATTGAAGAAAACGCATAAAGAACGTTTTAAGCAAGAAGTTGATCCTGAGGGTAAAAAATGGCAAGCGCTCTCACCTGTCACTCTCGCATTGAAAGCAAAACGTAGAAAAAGTCCTAAAATCCTACGTCAAGATGGTTATCTTTCAGATAAGACAGCCTATAATTATGATGATAAAGGTCTTGAGTTTGGTAGCGCTGCAAAATATGCAAGGCTACATCAATTTGGTGGGCAAGCAGGAAGAGGACGTAAAGTGACTATTCCACAGCGTAAATGGCTTGGTATTAGCCAAAATGATGAAACATTATTATTGGCAAAAGCTACCTCGTTATTACAACGACAAATCAGCCAAATTGTAGGATAACCACTAGAAATCAAAATAACGCCACAAATTAGCCCTGTGGCGTTAAAATCTAAAAGTAATACAATTTAACTACATCTAAAATTTAAAGCGAATTAAAGCGATTTAAACCGCATTTAAAGCACTTTAAGTTTTTATATAAAACTCAACTCTCTCTTAATAATGTTTTCCTCATCAAATCTTTAAAGCACTTTAAAATCTTTTTTTCTCTTCACAGCCTATTCTAGAACTATTCAAACAACAGGAATAGCGTATGGAATTAATCGAAATTTTCAAAGCGGGTAAACGTGTTGATGCAAACGGGCAAATTGTTGAAATCACGACAGGTGATTTACAACAAGCCGTTGAAGCTTATGACCCAGCCTTTCACGAATCCCCCGTGGTGATCGGTCACCCGAAAGATAATCACCCTGCCTATGCTTGGGTGAAGTCATTGCAATTAGAGGGCGATATTCTCAAGGCAGAATTAAGCCAAGTTGATCCTGAATTTGCCGAAATGGTGGAAAAAGGGCGCTATAAAAAAGTTTCTGCTTCATTCTATCTTGCCAACAGTCAAGCTAATCCTAAACAAGGCTCACTTTATTTACGTCACGTCGGATTTTTAGGTGCAGTGCCTCCTGCTGTAAAAGGTTTGCGTAATCCTGAATTTGCTGAGGGCGAAGAAGGTGTAGTGGATTTTTCTGACTGGACAGAAGCCACACTGTGGCGACGTTTGCGTGACTGGTTTATTGGTAAGCACGGGCAGGATGAAGCGGATAAAGTCTTACCCGATTATTTAGTGGGTAGCGTGCAAGAAGAAGCCGTACGCAACTCGCTACAACCGCAAAAAGCGGAATCTCCGATTTTTAATGAACCCACTCAACCACAAGGAGAACCTGAAATGAGTGTAGAAGAAAAAGCCGAGCTTGAGCGTCTGAAAGTTGAAAACCAACAGCTAAAAGACGAAAAAGCCCAAGCTGAAGCCCAAAAAGCTGAGGCGCAATTAAATCAAACGAAAGCCGACAACGCTGATTTTGCAGAAAGTTTAGTCAGTGCTGGAAAACTTGCTCCTGTGGCAAAAGAAAAAGCCATTGAGTTGCTGAACTGTGCTGCTGTGCAATCAGCTGGTGGCGTAGTTGAATTTGGCGAAGGGGAAAACATCCTGACTGCAATTAAAGCATTTTTAGATGCGCAACCTCAAATTATTCAATTTGGTGAAGTGGCAACGAAAGATAATGCCACAACAGCTGAAGATAATACGGTTGAATATGCGGAAGGCACAAGCGCAGAGGCTATTGATATGGACAAGCGTGTACGTGCTTATATGAAAGAACACAATGTGTCTTATGTCACCGCATTCAATGCAATGCATTCATAAATCAAGGGAGAAAATCAAATGTCTGATTTATCAAAACATCGTGTTGTTGACCCTGTATTAACAGAGTTAGCACAGGGTTATTACAACGGGAATATGATTTCTGAAGTGTTATTCCCGATTGCAGAAACACAAAAAGAAGGGGGCAAAATCCCAACTTTTGGGCGCTTAGCATTCCGCTTACAAACAACAAAGCGTGAACTTCGAGCCGCATCAAATCGTTTAACACCTGAAGATATTGGTTCATTGACTGTTGTGTTAGAAGAAAACGACATTGAATATCCAATTGATATTCGTGAAGTGAATGAAGCGGAAGGCGTTTATCCACTTCGTCAGTACGCAACAGGTGTCACTCAAGATGTGATTGTATTAAATCGTGAAAAAGCCTGTGCGGATTTAGCATTAAACGAAGACAACTATGATGCAAGCAATAAAATCACGTTAAGTGGTACTTCTCAATTTACGGATAAAAACTCTGATCCAATTTCTGTTATTAAAGCAGGTATTCGTGCAATTAAACGTGCGACAGGTCGTAAGCCGAATGTTTGTGCAATTTCTGGTGATGTATGGGAAGTATTAAGTGAACATCCCAAAGTACTAGAAAAAATCAAATATGTGGCAACGGCAGTATTAACGCCTGAAGATTTTGCAAAGTTAGTCAAAATTGACAAAGTCATCATTGGGGAAGCGGTGTATGAGCAAAGTAGTGAATTAAAAGATATTTGGTCAAAAGCTATCGTTCTTGCTTATGTTGCAGCTGCATCAAAAGAGAAAAAACAAAATATCTATGAGCCATCTTATGGTTATACCGTACGTCGTAAAAATGGCTTATATGTGGATACCTATACTGAAGTTGGGGGCAAAGTTGAAATCGTGCGTACAACAGATATCAATAAGCCATACATTGTTGGTAAAGCGGCTGGTTACTTAATCAAGGGCTGTATTTAAATCTAATTTAAGCCGTATTTAAACGAGTTTTAAGTGCGGTTTACTCACTTTTTTGGGAGAGAAAAATGAATAAAAAAATGTTATATGCCGTCATTGGCACAATGGCAATTCTTCACAACGGCAAACGTTATGAAAAGGGCGACAAAATCGAATTGACTGCTGAAGAAGCGGAAAACTTATCGCTTTATATTCAGCTAGACCAATCTGAATTGGAAAAGCGAAAAGAAGAACGACGTCTTGCTGAAGAAAAAGCAGAGCAAGAGCGTTTAGCCGCTGAAAAAGCACAAAAAGAAGCTGAAGAAAAGGCAGAAAAAGAACGTTTAGCGGCTGAAAAAGCGCAGAAGAAAGCGGAAGAAAAAACCAAAGAAAAGGCAGATAAATAATGTACATTGCGGCAAAGGATTTAACAGAAGTATTGAGTGAACGCAGTCTGATTGAACTATCCAATGATCATTCTAGAGCGACTGAGTATAACCCATTAGTGCTTGACAAGGCTTGTCAGTATGCCACGGAAACGGTGGACGGTTATTTACGTTCTCGCTATTTGTTGCCGTTAAAAACTGTGCCGACTATTGTACGTAATATCTGTTTACAACTTGCTCGTTTTTGGCTTTACTCGCGCCGTCCCGAAGGGAAAGGCTTTCCTGAAAATGTCAAAGAGACTTACGCTCAAGCCTTAAAAGATCTGGAGCGTATTCAAAACGGCAAGCTCCATATCGGTTTAGCTGAATTGAATGAAAATGGCACAAATGCCTTACCTGATGTGCCGAAGTTCAAAACCAGAGCAAATAAAAAAATGGATTTATCTGGTTATTGAGGGAGATTGTTATGAGTGCGACACAGCCAATTTTAAACAGCATACAAACGCACCTTCTATCACAGATTGACCGTTTTGCTATTGAACTCTTCCCTGACAATCCGAGTGAATATTTCCTGAGAGATGAGTCGGGGGCAATTCTTATTCAATACGCTGGGTCAAAGTTTGAACGTGTTAATAGCACCGATATTATTCAACAACGACGTACTGTGACAATTGCATTAACGGTCATTGCACGCAGTCAACACAATGATGATGGTGCGTTAGCAATTTTAGATCAAGTGCGGTTGGCTATTGTTGGATTTCGTCCAGAAAATTGTCTCGCTTGTGCATTAATCAGTGAGGAGTTTGCAGGTGAAGCAGGTGGGCTTTGGCAATATCAGCTCTTAGTACAAACCGAAACGTGGCAAGTTGAACAAACAAAAATAGTGGATTTACCTAAATTGGCAACCGTCTATTCTCGCAAGCCAAGTGATCCGCTTAACCCCATTTTAAAATCTAAATCATAGGAGAACTATATGGCATTTCATCACGGCACAGAAACCAAACGTGTTACAGGTGGCTCCGTTGCAGTCGAAACGGTTGATGGTGCAATTATTGGCATTATCGGCACAGCACCAATAGGTCCACTTAATGAGTTAACACTGTGTCAAACTAAGAAAGACTTTGCCAAATTTGGTACGATTTTAAATCAAGGTTTCACCTTACCTGATGCATTTGATGTGCTTGCTCGTTATGCAGCAGGTCAGGTTTATGTAGTGAACGTCTTAGATGTATCAAAACACAAAAGCGAAATTCAAGATGAAAGTATTACGCTGGATGAAACCACGTTACTTGCATATACGCAAAAACAAGGCTTATTAAGCCTAACATTAAAGTCCAATAGCACACCATTAACCTTAAATGAAGACTATTGGGTGGATATGCAAACGGGCGAAATTCGTTTAAAAATGAGCAAGGCATCATTGACTGCGACTTATACCTACGCTGACCCAAGCAAAGTCACTGAAGAAGATATCAAGGGTGGCATTGAAAGTTCAACAGGTAAACGTAAAGGCTTTGAATTGTTGCGCGATGGTTTCAACTTGTATGGTGCGGATGCAAAAATTCTGATTTGCCCCGAGTTTGACAAAACAGCGAGCTGTGCTTCTGCACTTGGTACACTTGCAGAACAATTAAAAGCAGTGGCTTATGTGCAGTTGCCGAAAGGCACGAGCCTTTCTAAAGCTATCCAAGGTCGTGGTCCACAAGGCACGATTAATGCGAAAGACTCAAGTGAGCGAGTGCGCCATTTCTTTCCTTATGCATTAGGTTCAAGTAATCAATTAGAAAGTTTAGCTGTTCACGCCGCAGGGCTACGTATGAAAGTGGACGTAGAGAAAGGTTATTGGCATAGTACCTCAAACCACCAATTACTCGGTGTAATCGGTATGGAGTTACCATTGACAGCACGTGTTGATGATATCCAATCGGAAACGAACCGTTTAAATGCGGTGGGTATCACCACCATTTTCAACAGTTTTGGCACAGGTTTCCGACTTTGGGGGAACCGTTCGTCAAACTATCCAACCGTCACGCATATCATCAATTTTGAAACCGCACTTCGCACGGGGGACTTAATTGATGAAAGTATTCGTATGGCCGAATTGCAATATATTGACCGCCCAATTGATGACGCATTAATTGATAGCCTTACTGAAACGGTAGACACTTATTTGCGTGCCTTACCTTCAATTGTCGGATATAGCTTAGGGCTAGATTATGACTATGATTTAGTGGACGCCTTCAGCAAAGGGCAAGTACCGATTAAATACGATTACACACCGAAATTACCAGCGGAACGTATTACCAACACGTCAGTAATGACACGTAAATACTTGGTTAATTTGGTGTCACAGAAATAAGGAGTAATAAATGAGCGTAGCAATTAATCAGATTGTCAATGCAAATGTGTATATGGACGGGAACTCATTACTTGGCAAAGCAAAAGAGTTTAAATTGCCAGATATTGAATTTGAGCAAATTGAACATAAAGGTTTAGGATTAGTAGGCACTATTAAACTGCCTGCAGGTATCGCTGCTTTAGAAGGTGAGGTGACTTGGGATAGCTTTTATCCTGAAGTAAGAGCTAAAGCCTACAACCCGATGAAAAATATACAGTTGATGGCTCGTTCTAATCTACAGGTATTCGATGCTCGTGGTTTGGTGGCAGAAGAACCAATGGTTACCATTATGAATGTGAGCTTTAGTAAAACTACTGGTGGTAGCTTGAAAAACAAGGAATCGACCGAGCACGCAGACACATTCCAAGTGTACTCTATCAAGCAAACTGTTGGCGGTAAGGAGATCTTCTTCTATGATGCCTTTGCTAATATCTTGCGTGTAAACGGGCAAGATGTATTGCAAAAATACCGCACGAATATTGGGCAGTAGTTAAAAATCTTTAAAGCGCTTTAAAAGCACTTTAAATCACATTTAATTAAACTCCTTAATGAAGTTAAACAATACCATTAAGGAGTTTTTTTATGTCTCATCAAATCCAAATTTATCGCAGTATTCCACTCCAATTTCCAATTAAAGACGGGGAAGGTAAAGATATTACCGAATTAAAGATTCGCCGTGCAAAAGTGGCAGATATTAAACAAATGAGTAATTTTAAAGGCACTGATGCAGATAAAGAAATCTATATGCTATCACTTCTCACAGGGCTGGTACCTGAGGATTTTGATGCCATGGATATTGCGGATTATGCCAAAGTCCAAGCAGCGTTAGCGGATATGCAAAAGGGAAAGTAAGTATTGAACAGCTCAATGCTATGGTTGCTGATGTGGCGTGGTGGTTTGGTTGGAATGTTAGTGAAATTGAACAAATGACATTAGATGAATTATCAACTTGGCTAGAACAAGCTAACCGGCAAATTAAAGCAGGATACAGTAAAGCCACGCTATAACGTGGCTTTATTACTTTATTTGTTCGCTTTTGAAAACAAGCGTCCTGAACCTAGCCGATAGGCAAAAAATAAAACAGCACCGATTATTTGCCAAGCAATAACCCAGATAAAAACAGCAAAAATAATTTGCATAAAATCCAGTTGTGATGCTGCAAAAGTTAAAAATGAATACAGGGTATAGCCAAAGCCTACAAGACAGCTCAATACAATGAGGCTTTCTAAAAAATCAAAGCTAGCAGTGGTTTTCATATCTACCCCCTTAGTAATGAGAGAAATATAAACGATGTCTTCAAATTTAGCAATATCTTTAGTTATCGGCGCATCCGTCGGTGGTGCGATAGCTGGAATTAAGAATTTAAGAAATAGCCTGAAGCTTTTTAAAGACGAAAGTCAAAGCGTTGGGAGCCGCATGCTAGGCTTGGGTAAAAATGTTGCGCTTGGAACCAGTTCATTAATCTCGTTAGGTACTGCCGCAACAACATCCATGCTTGCTATAGCACAACCTGCAATTAAATTTGAAAGTGCAATGGCAGATGTAAAAAAAGTAGTGAATTTTGATAGTCCTGCTCAATTCAAAGAGATGGAGCAAGATATCCTTAGGCTCACACGCACTATCCCTATGGCAAGTGAAGAAATCGCTGCTATTGTTGCTGCAGGTGGTCAAGCGGGTATTGCTAGAGAGAATTTACTTGGTTATGCCGAAGATGCCGCAAAAATGGGAGTGGCATTCGATAT